CCACCAGAACAGCCGGCATCGTTTCTCAACTTGAATTGCAGCCTGCCGGTACTGGCAACCCTGTCAAGCGGCCCATTGCCAGCGATACCGCTCGAACCGCTTATCCCGTCCAGAACGTCAGCACTGACATCCGTCCAGACGCCGGCGCTTAGTTGTAATTCAATGCGGATCTCTGCGTAGAAACTCATCTGCTCACCAATAGCACCGCGTCACGCACGGCAATCGCAATATCCTGCGCAGTTGGCATCCGTAGAATGGCGCTCAACAGGTCATTGCCGCCCATCCCCAGCCTGTCGTTAGGCACGACCATCGAATGCTGGTCAGGCACGACCAGTTCAGGCCCGGCTTCACCGACAAGGTATGGCGACCCGGCCTGCATGTGCCCGCCCCTTGCGAATTCCTTTTGCTCGCCTGTTTCCGTGTTGAGATATAAACCGTGCATTCCCGCGCCGAATGCCTTGCCGTACCATACCCAGGGGCCGCCCGGCGGAGTGAATGTCGTATTATTATTATTACCGGCAATCGGATTCCCGTATTCATCTGAAACACCGCTATACCATGAGCCAGTTCGATATCCAAACTGCTCAATAAGTATTTTCATGCGCGTTTCTCTTGGTAATCCGGCAAGGTTGGTTGTGATCATCTGGATTACCGAAGTCACATTGCCGCCATTGACCGCCAGCTCTGTCATCATGTCGCTTATTTGACCAACCTTGAACCCATATTCACCTGCAAGAGTTACCAGCAATTCTTGCGCATGTTTGTTATCAAGTTCTTCCTGTGTAACTTCCCCAGACGCAAGCGCAAGTGCTTCTTTTAGCGCGATCTGTTCTGCCAGGGTCAAGTTCAAATCTTTGGCAGCGTCCTTTGCAAACCCGAATCTTTTCTTTACCGCATCTTCAGACTTATCAAGGTCTTTATTGGCTTCATCCACACCAGACGTAGATGTCGCGACCCCATCCAGAGACATGGCGTAAGAGATCATGCTCAACTCGGCTGAAGTCAATCCACCGATAACGCCGTCCATTGAAATACCAAGTTGGTCATAATGCCATATTTGTTCTTTGGTAACTCGAACATTATCGTTTCCGGTCTTGAAAGCATAATTGTTGGCTTCATTTAACCGCACAATGGTTTGGTATCCCTCACGTGCTATGGAAATAAATTCAGCAAATGATGATACATTTGATCCGGTGGCTTCGTTCACCTTATCAAGGCCCTCAGCCAGCATCTCTATACCTAACATGCCTGCCTGGGTCTTGATTCCCCCTATCATGTCATTTAATTCATCTAATTGCTCTTTGTAATTAATGACCGAATCAACTGCCTTATCGTCAAGAACCAGCCCTGTTTCTTCTGCTGCATCGCCAAGTTCTTTCAAACCGCTTGCACCAAGTTTCATTAATGGCGCAAGTTCTGCCCCAGACCGTCCGAACTTTTCAAGCAGGAACCGCGATTGCTCAATCGGATTCTTGATTGAGTTATACTCATCCGCCAGCTGCCCCATACCTTCTATGGTTGGATCAAGCCCCTGGCGTATTGCTATTTGCATTCCACGTTCTAAGGATTCAAAACTTACAAATACATCGTCAGCCGCCTGTATAAGTTTGCTCGACTCTTCAGCGGTAGCGCCAATAAGCAGTGATAGGTCGCGCACTTGCATACCATATTCGGCAGTTGCTTCNNGCCAGAATGGAAGGTCCATAAGCAGAGGCAAGGCTGCTAATGGCGCTCTTTGCACCTTCCATTCCTGTTTTGGTTTCCTGCAATCCTTGCTTTAACTTGCTGGTATCTGCGCCTATCTCTGCATATAGACTCGCTATTTTAGTTGACATGTTTTTTCCTTAATACAGGGCTGTTACCCGCTTTGGTCTCACCATCTGTTACCAATAGCCACTCAAATACATCTTCAAGACTAAGCGCGTCCACATACTCAAGCGTCCACCCGGTCATCCTGACAAGTCTCCACCGCCAATATTCCCAGGGCAATCCGTCTTGCCCTTTACTGACAAGCCCCATGTAGACGCGCTTACTTAGTTTTTTGGGTCGCCCTTCACGGCCTTTTCATAACAATCGAAGATCCATTTGATAAGCATGGCATTATCAATCGGGTTCAGTGCTTCAACTTCTTCAGCAGTCAAACCCACCAACCGGCCTGCGATCTCATCACTCACTTTTAGGTCTGTTCCAGGCGAACAGGCATAGCGCCATTCCTTCGTTGTTATCTTTGACCAGTCAATATTTAATTCACTCCCATTTGATAGTTTCATGGTTAGCTCGAAGATCCATATGTGCTGATGACGGAAGCGCCGCTCTGCTGGAAGGTGCAGCTAACTTCAACCACATCCGAATAGGGGTAACTGATCTTTGGACCAAGTACGATGCATGGATATGTTTCTTTCGGGTATCCTGTTGCCGTGCCTTCCGGTGCCACAGTCAGCGTGCCGCTGATTCCTTCCCGTAGCGCATTGGTGACGGCTGTGCCCTTGCTTTGCAGCAAGCCGGCATAGTCAAACGTGCCATCCTTGACGGTTGCCAGGTAGGTCTTGTACGCATCCGCGCCTGCGGTCACATCCACCAGTCCCACTGATGGATTGCTCGAAAAGCTGCGGTATTCCGTTGACAGGGTAACGGTTCCACCCGAACCCGCGAACGAAATAAACATGTTCTTGCCAGTAATATCTGCCATAATAATTTAGTCCTCCTAAGACTATGATTTATCCATGCGGACGCGGTAATACGCGCCAGCCATCCAGGTCTTTACTTTCGCCTGGTCAACTTCCGGGTATGCAAACTCGGTTTCTCTTGCCACCCAGAAGGTATTCCATCCGGTAGCGGTTATCGTGCCCTTATGCAGCAGGTCACATACCAGCGCGTCAATCGTGCCAGCCTGCGCCGCTCTCTCTGCATAAGCCCTAACAAATACAACCTGTGAAGTGGATTCCCTCGGCGTGATATTATCCACCGCCGAATATTCGTAACTCCACACCACATACGGCAGGTCAGCATCATCCGGCGCCTGGTCGAAGTAAATAGCCGTCCCGCCCAAAGCGGTTATCAATGCCGTTCCGCCGGTCAACTTACTGTATAGTCCTGCATTCAGTACGTTGTAAATAGATACGTTGGTCATAGCACCAGCCCCTTCATCATCTTTTCAAAGGCGGTACGCTCCATCTCTACTGCCGTTCCCAGGAATGGGCGCGCCCTTACCTTGTGATGTCCCTGCTCAACCCAGAAGGCATATTCCATAGACGAACCCACAATAGCCTCGCCTTCCTTCACCTGCCCAAATTCGTTTTCAGGTACGACATTAGCCTTCGGGTTCTTTTGTAGTGCCATTGACGTTGCTTTGCTGAAAGTGTTGCTGTTCTTTGTTTTCGTGAACAGGCTCGACATCAATGCGCCTGTATCCACCGGCGCTAATTGTTTGGCCTTTGCCTCAATTTCAAACGCCGCCTTGCGCACAATGGCATCTCTCTTTTGCGGCATATCCTTCAGCATCTTATCCAGCACGCGCGTATCCAGGGTATAGGACGCGCCGCTGCCCATATTGACAGTTGTCATGTCACCTCCTCAAGCACCGCGCGCCTGACAACGTTCCAGGATTGGTTTACGTTCACCGCCACCACATTGAAGGTATAACTGCCCCATAATACGCGGTTGGCAGTTGTGATGGTCGTATCGTAAGGCACTGACAGCATCGCCCGGCTGAATGGCTGAACCGCTTCGCTTGCCAGTATTTCACTCCCTGAATTGAAGTCAATCCTGCAAGATACCGCCGTGCCGCCTGTCGCCGTGCCCCATGTTTCAACCAATCCACCCTGCCCGTCACTGACATAACTCATTGACAGGATGGAACAGGTATCAGGTAACAGTTCTTCAATATCATCCCGCATCTGGTTGAGTTCGTCAGCACTTAGCCCGCTGCTCATACATCACCCCGCACTATCTTGACGGTTCTTATCGACTCGCTCACTGACTGGTTCTGGTAGTAATCGGCCATTTCCAGGTATTCCTTGCGCTTATCACTTCGCTTGACGGAATGCCCGTCTGTGGTAAAGTCAAACAGCTTTGAAACATTGGCTGCCTTGATACGCCAAATATCCGCAGCTGCCGCGTTCAGGTCGTA